AGATCGATCTGAAGATGATGGGGCTTGCCGTTCGGTGCGCTACGACTGCCCGCCAGCTTGCCGCCGAATATGGCCTGACACCGACCAGCCGCCAGCGCATCGGCGGTCCTAAAGCTGATGATGATGCCAGCGACAACCCGTTAGATGCATGACTACGGCCAGCACCTTTCCCGATTGGATTTATGATGGTTCGGACATTCCCGACCCGCTTGGCTATGGGCAACGTGCTGTCAATTTTCTAAAGCTGCTGAAGCATCCCAATAGCGACGCACCGAAGCGCACCTTCCAGCTCTATGATTGGCAGGAGCGCATTGTGCGCGCGATTTATGGGCCGCGACACGCAGACGGTAGCCGGATCGTCAAAACGGTTTTCATGCTGCTACCGCGGGGCAATCGCAAAACGAGCTTAGCCGCGGCGTTGTCATTGCTGCACCTTTTCGGATCAGAGAAACGCCCCGCCGGGCAGATCATCTTTGCGGCTTGCGACCGGGAACAGGCGTCTATCGGCTTCAAAGAGGCCGCGAACATCATCCGCGAAGACAAGCGCCTAGTAGCGGCAACATCGATACGCGATGCGTTCAACAGCAAAAAGCAGATCACTTTCCCCGGTAATGCCAGCACGCTAACAGCGATTGCTAGCGATGGCGGCGCGGCGCATGGCCTGACCCCCAGTTTTACCTTGATCGATGAAATCCACGCTTGGAAAGGCCGCGACCTTTGGGAAGCGCTGCGCAGCGGCACGTCCAAGATTGACGATAGCCTGACCGTGATCGCCACAACTGCCGGACGTGGTGCAGAGACGCTGGCCGCAGAGCAATTCGACTATGCCCGGCGTGTCGCGATTGGCGAGATCGAAAACGAGGAATTCTTGCCGATCCTGTTTGCCGCAGACAGTGACGATGACTGGAAAGATGAATCGACCTGGCACCGTGCCAACCCCGGATTGAAGCATGGCTTTCCGTCCCTTTCCGGTTTGCGTGCCCTCGCAAAAGAGGCCGAGGACAGGCCGCAAGAGCGCTACGCATTCCAGCAATTCAACCTGAATATGTGGATGGCCGCATCACGCGATCCAATTTTCGACATGGACACATGGGACGAGCGCCAGTTTGACGACGACGATACCGACCTTGAGCATCTGCCCTGCTGGATTGGCGTTGACCTCGCAAAGAATGGCGACACCAGCGCAGTTGTGGCCGCATGGCTGCATGATGACGGGCAGATCACCGTCCGGCCTGCATTCTTCATTCCCGCCGATGACCTGAAAGAGCGATCAGAGCGCGATGGCGTCGATTACCAGACGTGGGTGGATCAGGGCCACGTTATCGCCACACCCGGCCCGATCATCGATGATGATTTTGTCGAGGATCACATACGCGAGCTATGCGGCACTTTCGACGTAAACGAAATCGCATTCGACCCGCACTTAGCCCGAAGGATGATGCAGCGGCTGCATGAAGATGGCCTACCCGCTGTCGAATTCAGGCAGACACCTTTGAACATGGGAATGGCAATTGGCGATCTTGAGCGCGTCGTGAATGGCGAAATGATCCGCCAGAGCGGCCACCCGGTCCTTCGCCACCATTTTGATAGCGTTGTCGCATCGCGCAGCGAAAGCGGCATCACGCGCATGCACAAAGGCAAGAAGACCGACCGCATCGATGGCGCAGTCGCAACGGCTATGGCGGTGCATCGTGCATCTTCTGGCGAGTCGAACAAATCACAATACTCCGGCGACGATGCCGAGATTTTCACATTCTGAAAGGTATAGAAAATGACTGAACTTCCCGGCCTGATCGTCCCGATTGAGGCAAGAATCAACAAGCTCGAACAGGGATTTGCCAAGGCGAACCGCGCGCAGCACAAGGCATCCGGCCAGATGGAGCGCCGGGCAGAACAATCGGCCAATCGCATGAGCGCCAGCTATGGCAAGGCGGGTAAGAAGATATCCGCCGCATTCACGCGCATGATAATTCCTGCCCTTGCCGCCGCTGCATCAATCCAGACCGCGCGCCGCATCGCAACCGTGACGAAATCTGTTGCGGCACTTGGCGATGAGGCTAAGCGGGCAGGCGTGTCTGCGCAGGCGTTGCAAGAATGGAAATTCGTCGGCGAACAGAACCGGATTCCTATTGATGCCGTTGTCGATGGCCTCAAGGAATTGAACCTTCGCGCCGATGAATTCATTTTGACCAGCAAAGGACCGGCTGCCGAGGCATTCGAGCGCCTTGGCTACAGCACCGATCAGCTTTCGGACAAGCTGAAAAACCCCTCTGAATTGCTGCTAGAGATCATCGGCAAAATGGGCGATCTGGACGACGCCGCGCGTATTCGTATCAGCGATGAGATTTTCGGCGGTTCGGCTGGCGAACGGTTCAGCGAACTTGTCGGACGTGGCGAAAGCGCATTGCGCGACACAATCAAAGCGGCACACGATACCGGCGTTGTGCTGGACGATGAGCTGATCGCCAAGGCCGATGAGCTTGATCGCAAATTTTCTGCCCTGCAATCGCGCGCCTCTACAGCCTTCAAACAGATTGCAGTCGGCGCTGCCGATGCCGCCGACAAAGTGTTTACGCTTCGCACAGACGTTGATGATCTGTTTCGCTCGATGGATCAGGCCGAGGGGTTGCTAGGCACCGGCATCGCCGAAACGCTCGAAAATGACAGTGACAAAGCCAAGGAACATGCGCGCGTTATCGGCATGATCCGTGGCGAATATGAAGCCTTGAGCGATGCCGTTGATCAGCAGGCCAGCGCCATGATGCAGGGCGCGGCCCTTATGCGAAATCTGGGCTATGGCGATGTCGCAGATGAGATTTACAACACCGCGCAGAACATGCTTGAGCTGTCCGGCCAGCTCGAAGACGGCACGATCAGCGCCGACGAATTCGAAAAGCAGATGGGCGATGTCACTGATCAGGCGCAGACCGCGCTTGGCGAGATCAACGCGATCGATCGATCGACATTCGCAGGCGTTATCGGCGGGCTAGGTGGTCTGATCACCAAACTGGGCGAGGCCGCAGCAAGGGCGCGCGATCTGCGCAAGGAACTGCCCGGCGCTGAGGTGGATGGCCGCACCAAACCGCGCAACTATGAAGGATCAGGCGCGAACCCGTCAAACGCCTATGGCGCCAGTGCCACCACGCCGCAGGCGGTCAAGACCAGCTTGCGCCCCCAGTTGCCCAGTGTGAACGCCTCTTTCGGCATCCCTGACGCTGACACGGGCGGCGGTAGCGGCGGCGGTGGTGGTAGCGCCCGCCAGTCGGACCTTGAGCGCGAGATAGAATCCATCCGGCAGGAATCCGAGGCGCTGCGCCTTGAGGCCACAGCAATCAATGAGGTAGCAGGCGCACGGGGGCGGCATGCTGATGCACTCGAATTCGCCCGGACCAAGGCCGAACTGTTGGCCGCTGCTACCCGTTCCGGCGTGCAGATTACGCCCGAACTGCTGGCCCAGGTCGATGCCTTGGCAGGTGAATACACAGCCGCTGGCGTCGAAGCTGAAACAGCCGCAGACAAGATAGCAGAAGTGCAGGCCGCATCGCAGCGGGGCGCGCAGTCTGTTGCCAGTGTCTTCGAAGGAATGGCAACCGGCGCAATGACCGCGAAAGAGGCAATCGGAAAGCTGATTTTGGAAGTGCTGAAACTAAGCCTCAAGAAACGATTGCTCGAAAGCGCCGCAGGTTCCACGGGCATCTTGTCCAAGGTGTTTAGCGTCTTGGGCGGCGGCTTCGCATCCGGCGGATACACTGGCGATGGCCCCAAGCTGGAACCGGCTGGCATTGTCCATCGCGGCGAATTCGTAATGTCCAAGGCGGCAACATCGGCAATCGGCGCAGACACCCTCGCAGGACTCCATAGCGCCGCCCTACGCGGCTACAGCGGCGGTGGGCTGGTAGGTGCAGCCAAGGCACTGAACACGCGCGCAGGGACTCGCACAGCCGGTCAGGGCGGCAACGGGCCGACGATTAGTATCAGCGCGCCTGTCACTGTCGAAGGTTCATCCGGCACACCTGAGCAAAATCAGGATTTAGCGAAACGCATGGCGCGGGAAATGGAAATGACGATGCGCGGCACTGTCGTATCAGAATTGCAGCGCCAGCTTCGCCCCGGCAATATGCTGAACAAGGGGCGCGGATAATGGCACTTTCCACATTCACCCCGCCGATTGCACCGTCACCCGGCACAGCGTTCAAGGCGACAATTTCCATAAATCAGGCAGACTTCGGCGACGGTTACACGCAGGCCAGCGCCAAGGGACTAAATCACATACGCGAGACGGTTGATTTGCGATGGGATGGCCTGACCGAAGCGCAGTTTGTGGAAATCCGCACGTTCTTTGAGGCGCATGGCGGCTACCTGCCGTTCTGGTATCAGGTGCGGGGTAGGGCTGCGCCGATGCGCTGGACGTGTGCCGAGTGGAGCGGGGCCGATAGTGCGCCTTGGACGTTCACCGCGAAGCTGTCTCAGGACTTTTCGGCAGGCACCTGACCGGGATATGCGAAACGGTTTCGCATTTGGAAGGTGTCACGTTCTTTGTCCGGGAGCGTCACGTTTTCTGTCCGGGAGTGTCACGTTTCTTGTCCGGGGATGTCACGCTTTCTGTCCGGGGATGTCACGTTCTTTGTCCGGGAGGTGTCACGATTTTTGTCCGGGAAGTGTCTAGCCGAGGTGTCACGTTCTTTGTCCGTAGTATATAAGATATTAAGATAAGCATATATCAACTGTTATTCTTAAGATGTAATTCATACCGGACAAAAAACGTGACACCCTCTATCGTTCGGTCAGAAGACACCCTTCGGTCAGACAAGAGGTGCGGCACGGGGCAGAGCTACCCCGGCACAAGATACACCTCACACCCGGCCCCTCGGATCAGCGTGCCGCGTCATTCCCCGGCCCTCGGTTCAGCGTTCCGCCGGAGACACCCCACGAGTCACCAGACCCACCAAATAGCTTCACTGGCGCACGAGGCGCCCGGTTGGTAGGGAGAGTGTGCCAAAATTCGCTTAACGCGCTGTAGCACCATTCACAGCGCCTCTAGATGAAGTCGAGGAAATCCAAACCTCAGATTTATTTCGGTTCGGCACTTGACCTCGTAATGGTATTCCATTAAATTGATGCCAGATGATTTTGAAGAGGTAAGTCCATGTCCGCTAGCACCCAAGTAAAACTATCCACAGATCGCGCCCGCCAGCTTCGCGCCTTTGCCGAGCAAGAGGGAACCAGCATGTCCGGCGCTGTCGGCAAGCTCTTTAAGGCGCTTTACGCGCATACCGATATCCACCACGATATTCCCAGCGTCACAATCAACACGCTGGCCGATGGCGTCGCGATCAAATTCCCTGATTCCAAAACAGTCGGATTCAGCTTCGACGCAATCGGCACGATGGTAAATACGATCCGCGAATATCTCGCAGGCGAACATGCCGGGAAAAAAACCGTGCGGCTTTGTGATCCTGAATCACACGCTGGCACATTTGCGGTCTGGCGTAAGGGTAACGGGATCAAGATCGCTATCCCGGCATCCGCACCTGAGAAGAATTTTAGCCCCGACCTGCTGGAAGACTTCGCAGACATTCTAGAAGCCGAAATCGCAAAGTCGAAAGCCTAAAGAGTGACCGAGCGCAGCATGTTCAAAACTGATCAGCCCGTCGAGGTCGAAAAGGTATTCGATCCTGAGCGCCAGCAGACTAATGCGGAGCGCCACAAAGCGCTTGCGCGGAAGGCAAGGAATAAGCTTGCACAGGGTAAGAAGCCGCCCAAGACGCGTGCTGAACAGTTAGAGATAGCCGAGCGCGTCCGCCCTATACTCAAGCGCCAGAGAGAGCAGCTATCTGAGATAGGCCCCCGGCTTGATCGGTGCAAAGTGCAGATTGATGTTGCGACCGCCAATGAGGCAGAGGCGATTGAAGCTGTCGAATTTATCGAGGCCCAAGAAGCCGCCACTGCGACAGAGGCCCAAGAGGTTGTCGCAGCGGTTGATGAAGCTCTTTACGAAAAAACCTACGTCCAGCCCAACCCCGGCTGTCGCCATGATCGCGACTACACGGCCTTGAAGGTTGCGGAAAAGAATTATGAGAACGCGCCGCCCGAAGAACGCATGTTGCGCCAGCATGACGTGGTGAAGGCGGAAAAGAAATTCGCCAAGACAAAAGAATATCTCGATACGGATGCTGGGCGTAAGCAAGACCTCACCGACAAATGGCGCGCAGGCGAGGGAAAAGAAATCTTTAACGCCGGTCGCCGCAAGCGCAAAGAGTCGAACGATGAACTGCGCGCCATGTCACCCGAAGATCGAAAGGCGCGTGATAACGCGATGGCCGCAGAACGCAAACGTAAGGGCCGCGCAAAGATGAAGGCCGCGAAGGCCGCAAAATAATTTCAGTAACTTGTGCTGATCGAACGCGCCGCCGCTATAGAGCACATCACGACGAACCCAAAGGAAACGACATGAGCGACACCGACCAGATCGCTACCGGCCTAGCCAAGCTTCACGCCAAGCGCGCCCAGAAGCGGGTGAACCAGAAGCACGACCACGATGCACCGTATGCAGACAATCCGCACTTTGGCATGTTCTGATCGAAATATCCGCTGGACCAACCCAAAAGAATATGTTATATCATAACACATAAGGCACTTGTCATGCCTTTCTCTGGTCCACTAGCCCGGCGTTGTTCTTTGGCGTCATTAAAGTTGTATCTCTTCGCCGGGCTGGTGGTTTAAGTAAGTCCTTATTGATAATTAAAACAAAGACTTATGGTATTTTTCTCTTGCGATGCATGAGCGCTATATGCGATTCTCAGGCTTCACAAAAGGAGAGAACCATGACCACACCCCACGAAATATATCTGCCCAATGCCACCTATGACCGCCTCAAGGCGAAGCTGGCGCAGTTGATCGCGCAACCCGATACAGAGATTGCGCCCGGCCTTGATCCTGATAGCGCTGTTGTCACCGCGCTAGGCGAGATCGGGAACATTTGGCCCGAAAGCGTGTTGACTGATATTCACCGAAGTATCTGAAAAAGGAGCAGTCTCATGGAAGAGGTATCAATCACCCAAGAAGGCGAGACATACGAGGGCGCATACAGCATCGAGGACCGCATCCTGACCGTCGATTATGGTGGAGATAAGAAATCCCGCAAAATCGGCGACGATGCAGGGCATCCGCTTGAACTGGCGAAGGTAATCTTGGGCGAAATGGTAGAGGCCGCAGAGCGTTAAGAACGGTTTTATTTCCGCAAATTGTATTAGTCTCGTTTCATCCTATCCTGCGCATCGCTAATTGCTTACAGTATGGGCAAGGGGGGTGGCGTTGTGAAGCATATGGCTAAGGCATTAGCAGTCGCAATAGCTTACATTGATTGCCGGACAAATGACTTTGGCGAAGCCGAGGACATTGAGACTTTGGAAGCCCTTGCTGCTGCGTTTCACGGAGCAACAACTGAGGAGCGGCGGTCCCTCGCGTGTGCGCTTATGGATGAGGGCAGGCCCGATTTGTTGGAGTGTCTGGGATCTGATTTGCTTGAGGGTCTTGAGCTTAAGTAGGCTGCGCGGACCATTGCGGCCGCCGCACAGATATTCTTCTAGGTGCTGACGCTGGAATACTCTCTACCAGAACCCTAACTACTCATCACCACACAAAGCCCGCTGGATCATCCCGGCGGGCTTTTTCTCTTTGCAGATTCTCTATCGGCCATAGAAAGGCCGATTGTTACGCCAATATGCGCCGGAAAAGTGTTCCGGAGTCGATCCGCAAAGATCACCTAAGTAGCTGAAATACAACAAAAAATAGGCCATGGCTGGGGTGGTAGGATTCGAACCTACGATACACGGTACCAAAAACCGATGCCTTACCGCTTGGCTACACCCCAACGTGGCGTGGGTGTTACTCCGGTGCGCATTGGGGTGCAAGACCGAATGGCAAAAATTTTGGTGAA